TATTGGATTGTTTATATACTTGATAAAGAAAATGCTGATTTTTACTTTGTTGACTATGAAGATGTCAGCAAGTGGGAATGCAAATTCATGAAGTATACGAATGCCTTTTGTATTAAACCAGAAAATTTAAAAAAATGAAAAACACAAAGACTAAAAAAGAACTAAAAAAGGAATTAGATGACCTTATTGAACAGAAAGATAATAACATGAAAATGATTCAAGATGAAATGAAGCGATCTTCTGGGATGTCACACGGAGAAATGAAATCATTGCTTCATGGCGTGAAAGTATTCAAGACTAAAATCAATGCATTAGAAAAGAAAATCAACGATGGGAAAAATTAAACTAATAACAAAACTCATAGTACTATGCTTTTGCAGTTTTCTGCTTTTGATAGTCAGTAATTTTATACCGTTACATAACAGAAAACCAGATGAACCCTTCAGAAATAATTAATAAGCTAAAAAGAATCACAAAAATTGATCCTTTTGTTGAATCCAGAAAAAAAGAAGTGGTCGAAGTCAGGGCATTGCTCTGCTATTTGCTTAGAGAAAAGCGAAAGTTGCGATTGATTGCAATAAAAAAGATATTTTTAAAGAATGGAAGACAAACAAATAATGCTACGATCCTGCATGCTTTGAAAAATTACGAGGCATATTCAAGATCAAATGAAAGCCTTAAAGAAATAGAGAGTCAATTCAAATTTGAAGCTGAGTCTGCTGACGAGATACTTAAATCTCAGATTTTAGAAAACAGACTTAGAATTTTAGAACGAAAACTTAGAAATTGTGAAAAAGAAACTAGAGAAAATACTAGAAATTATGTTCTCAGAGAGTGAGAAGCCAAAAACCTTTTGGATCAGTATACCTGAATACTTTCAAACTGAGGATGAGAGACATAAATTTATCCAAAAGACAATTCATTTTGTAAACAGAAAAACCAAAACGATCACTAAGACCACCTACGCATGATAAAGCAAATAGATATAAATCTTATTTTAAGTAATCCAGATAATCCTAGAGTAATAAAAGATGAGAAATTCAAACAATTAGTAAAAAGTCTCAAAGGATTTCCTGAGATGCTCAAGATAAGACCCATTGTTGTTGATGAATCTATGATGATTCTAGGGGGCAACATGAGGCTGAATGCTTGTAAGGAGGTGGGAATGAAAAAGGTGTGGATTAATATCGTAGAGGATTGGACAGATCGCCAGAAGAAAGAGTTTATTATTAAAGATAATGTTGGTTTTGGAGAATGGTATTGGGATGTGTTAGCTAATGATTGGGAAGCACAAGACCTTAGTGATTGGGGTTTAGATGTGTGGAATGTCGATAATGATTTATTTGATGTAGAGGAAAATAATGAGGATAAATCCCCATCAGGAAGCGATGATAATTATTCTGTTTTTGAATTGATTATGGAGCATAAAAATAAGCTATTGCTATTTAATGTTTTGAATGATGTAAAAAAAGAGTTTAACTTTGATAAAATTGAGCAATCATTAATTCATATTATTAATAATTATAAAAAATAAAAACATGATTATAGAAGAAACTAAATCCTTTATATGTTTTGACAATAATGCAAAAGGATTATTATTTGACGAAAGCAATCACGAGAAATATCCAATATCATATTACAATGTCATAAATGGTATTGGTGTTGATATAAAGAATAATTGCAGTTATTACGGATATGTTTATGATGGAATTTCTGTAATTGAAAACTCAGGAAAGCCTAGTTTTCATTTAACTGAAGGAATGTATTTTACATCCATAGGAGACTTTACTATTAATTCTGAGCATCATAGTAAAATGATTTTAATAGAAGTCTATCATGAAAAAGGAGTTTACCCATCCACAAACTTTAAGTCTTATTTTACAATAGGTGGTCAAGTTGAAAGGGTTGGTAGATTAAAGTACATTGACGGATGTACTGATAGTCTTTTGATTCCACCAGTAAAAAAAGGTGATCCATGTTTTAATCATTTACATTTTCCTACACAAATAGATCAAACCATGCATACGCATCCATCACATAGAATTGGAATGGTTACAAAAGGAAATGGAATATGTAAAACTCCTTTTGGCAATCTAAATTTAGAGAAGAATATGATTTTTGTTATTAAAGAATGGAATGGCGATAATCATTCTGAAGGATTAGATGGCAAGATGTATGCAAATGGACTTCATGCTTTTAAGACTACTGATGAAAATGTTATGGATGTGGTAGCATTTCATCCTGATAGTGATTTTGGTGCAACCGATTTACATCATCCAATGATAAATAAGACTATTGTAGATGGCGTTTCTGCTAACACGATTGAATCTATAAGGACTAAGTAATGGCTATAAGAAAAAAAGAATACATTAACACAAATGTATATGATGAATCTTTGAGTAGAATCAGATATTTGTTTGATGCTTTTGATAAGGTTGTGGTTTCTTTTTCTGGAGGGAAGGATAGTACTGCGGTTTTAAATACTTCTTTGAAAGTAGCTAAAGAAAAAAATAAATTACCTTTAGAGGTTGTTTTTTTTGATGAAGAGGCTATTCATCCCCCAACCATTGAATATGTTAAAAGGGTTTATGATCTAGAGGAGGTAGATTTAAAGTGGTATTGTTTAGAGTTTAAGCATAGGAATGCGTGTTCAAATGAAGAGCCATTTTGGTACACTTGGGATAAAGACAAGAAAGATTTATGGGTTAGGGAAATGCCTGATGAAGCTATAAAAGAACACAAAGCATTTAAGAAGGGAATGAGTTTTCAAGAATTTAGTCCTTATTTATATGACAAATCAGAGGGGAGGATTGCTATGTTGACTGGAATAAGAACACAAGAGTCTTTGAGGAGATTTCAAGTAATTGCTAGAAAAAAGAATGATGCCTATATAAATTCAAGGGCAGAAAAAGGTAGAAATCAGTATAGGGCATTTCCAATATATGATTGGAGTAGTGAAGATGTTTGGTTAGCGGCTCATAAATTTAAATGGGATTATAATAAAACTTATGATATTTTTAACCAAACTAAACTTTACAATAACTTTTTAACTCAAAGGGTATGTCCTCCTTTTGGGGAAGAGCCATTAAGGGGTTTATGGATTTACTCTGAATGTTTTCCTGATATGTGGCATAAAATGTTAAATAGAGTTGAAGGAGTTTCGACTGCTTGGAGGTATGGGAATAGTGAGTTGTATTCAAATTCTTTATCAAAGCCTGATCATTTAACTTATAAGGAGTATTTAAATGTTATTCTTGATTCCTATGAACACGATTCTAAGAACGATGTTAAGAGAACAATAAATCAATACATTAAAAATCATAAAAAAGAATCAAGTAGACCTATTCTGGATACAGAGATAAATCCTTTATCTGGAGTTTGTTGGCAATGGTTGTGTAGGATTGCTATAAGGGGAGACTTTAAGGGTAGGCAGTCAAATACTTTAAAGGTTCAAGCTATGAAGGAAAGAGAGAAATTAAAAATAACATTAGAGGAGGCAATTAAACTATATAAATAAAATGAAGCAACCATTAGATAAAATAACGTGGATAGATAGAGATCAACTAAAACCAAACAATTACAATCCTAATAAGGTAGCGCCACCTGAGTTGAAGCTACTAAAGACTAGCATCATTGAAGATGGGTGGACTCAACCAATAGTTATTAATCCTGACTTTACAATAGTAGATGGTTTCCATAGGTGGACTATTTCAGGTCACAAGGAAATACATAAATTAACAAAAGGAAAAGTGCCTACCGTTATGATTAGTCCAAAGGATTTATCTCAACAACAAATGGCAACTATAAGACACAATAGAGCAAGAGGAACACATAGTGTATTAGAGATGAGTAATATTATTACTGATATGGTTAACGATGGTTTAGATGGGTCAGAAATCATGTCTAGGTTAAGCATGGAGAAAGAGGAGGTTACTAGATTATTATTTAGAGCAGGAATACCGAAAAGCCAAGTATTTAAAGATAAGGACTTCAGTACTGCTTGGAATCCAAAGTAAAATTATGAACAAAACTGAACAACATAAAAAAGCAATAATAGATGCTTTAGAAAAATCATTAGGAGTTGTTACGACTGCTTGTAAGAATGTTGGTATAGGCAGGACTATATTCTACGAGTGGATGAAGGATGATCAAGATTTTGAGAATAGAGTGAATGAGATACAAAATATTGCTTTAGACTTTGCTGAATCTCAATTACACAAACAAATAGGAGAAGGCTCAACTGCCGCAACTATATTCTATCTTAAAACTAAAGGGAAGAAAAGAGGTTATATTGAGAGACAAGAAATAACTGGTGCAGATGGATTACCCACAAACTTTCAAATAGAAATAATTGACTCAGCTAACGAAATTAAAGACTAATGTTGTTTACCGCCATCTTCAAGGTAGTGACAAAAAAATAATCGTAGAGCAAGGTGGTACTAGGTCAGGAAAGACCTACAACATCTTAATGTGGGTAATATTTGAATATTGCACACATAATACAAAAAAGATAATAACCGTTTGTAGGAAAACATTCCCGTCATTGAGAGCAACGGTAATGCGTGACTTTCTGGAGATTCTCAGAAATCATCAGATGTACCGAGAAGAATACCATAACAAGTCAAACTCAGAATATCACCTCTACGGCAATTTAATTGAATTTACTAGTTTAGACCAGTCGCAAAAGATTAGAGGGCGTAAGCGCGATCTATTGTTTATTAACGAGGCAAATGAGTTATACTGGGAGGACTGGCAACAATTAATATTTAGAACTCAGGAAAAAATAATAATAGATTACAATCCATCAGACGAGTACCATTGGATTTACGACAAGGTAATTCCTAGGGATGATTGCGATTTCTTTAAAACTACTTATTTGAATAATCCCTTTTTAGGAGATACAATTAAACTTGAGATTGAAAGGCTCAAAGATACTGATGAGCAATACTGGCAGATTTATGGACTTGGAGAAAAAGCAGGTAGTATTGCAACAATATTTAGTTATGTTGAAACTAATTCAATTCCAGAAGAAGCCAAACTAGTTGCACTAGGTATGGATTATGGATATACTAACGATCCGACGGTTTTGTCTAGTGTTCATGTTCAAGATCAAAATCTATATATTGAAGAGCATTTGTATCGTACTCAGATGACAACTCAGGATATTCACAATTTTCTTATAGAGAAAGGTTTTGAGAGAGAATTGATTTACGCTGACTCTGCTGAACCAAGATTAAACGATGAACTTAGAAGGATGGGTCACAATGTGCAACCTAGTCTAAAGGGTAAGGATTCAATTAACGCAGGAATTGATTTACTTAAAAGATATAAAATTCATGTCTTATCATCATCTACAAATGCTATTCAAGAGTTTCGTAATTATAAATGGCAGGAAGATAAATCGGGTAAACTAATTAATCAAGCTATTGATGCCCATAATCATATAATCGATTCTGTCAGATATGCTACCTACTCTTTGTTGTCAAGACCTAATTTCGGTAAATACACAATAAGGTAAGTGCACCACATATGAGGGTACTAGATAAGTTAAGACAATATGAATCAAAAAATACCAGAACAATTAAACATCATCTATTCAAAGAAAGAAGATTACGGATTCAGATACGATTTTGTATTCTCAACGGATTACCGAGATTGGATTGTGAGCAAAAGCAAGAAGTACGACAATAAGGAGTACCGAAGAAAACTTGCTGAAAAGAAAGAAAATGAAAATAAATAAAAAATAGTTATAAACTTTTTGGTGGATAAATAAATACTCTATATATTTGAACTATAATTAATCAAAACAAAAAAAAGATGAAAAATTCAACAATAGAAAAAGCCGAAATGTTTACAATGTCAGAAAAAACATTAAATCATATCCTTACTTTAGCTTATGGTTTTGGTATGAGCAATGATTTAAAGGCTTTTAAAAATCCAGAAAAAATAAAAGTGGATAAAGTTAAACTTGAAATCATTATTA